TATTGGCATCTGGCTATGTCAGTGCTGTGGGTAATGTATTTGCTGCCAATTTGGTTGTGGCAACCAACATTTATGATGCCACAGCAATGAATATCACAACTGGCACTGGCAATATAACATTGGCGCCAGCTGCTGGATCAAATGTTCAAATTTCCAGCAATGCCAACATCACAATAGCTACAAATTCTACCAGCACCACATCGGGTGCATTAACAGTTGCTGGCGGTGCTGGCATTGTGGGCAACGTGTACATTGGTGGATTGACATCTGTAACTGGTAACGTTTCAACTGGTGCAAACATTATTGCAACTGCTAACTTAATTGGCAGTAACGTCAGCACTAGCGGGCTAGTAACAGCCACAGGCAACGTCAATACAGCAGCAGGTGTATTGGCCACAGGCAATGTAACAGGTGGTAACATTTTAACTGCTGGATTGGCCAGCGCAACTGGTAATATCACTGGTGGCAATATTATCACAGGCGGAGCAGTATCAGCTACAGGTGCAGTGAGCGCTACCGGTAACGTAGTAGGCGGCAATTTAGTGTCTACAGGCGCTGTGAGCGCAGGCGGTGTGGTCAGTGCTACAGGCAATGTAATTGGTGGCAATATTACCACAGTTGGCCAGATGTCAAGCACTGGCAACATTACATCTGCTGGCAACATTGCTGGTGGTAATTTGTTGGCCACAGCTTTGATACAAGGTGCTAACGTCAGCGCCACGGCAAACATTGTGGCCACTGGCAATGTCACAGCAGCCACTTTCTTGGGCTCACAGTTGAGTTTGAGTGGCAACGTTATTAGTCAAATTGCAACTACTGGTAATGTAACTGGTGCCAACGTCAATGCCACAGCAGTGGTCAGTGCAGTGGGTAACATCATTGGTGCTAATTTAAACACAGTGGGGTTGGTGCAAGCTGCAACAGTTAGTGCAACTGGTAATATCACAGGCGGCAATATTAGCACTGCTGGTAATTTAGCGGCTCCAACTGCGGCTCAAAATACCAATACCACAGCAGTGGCCACAACTGCTTATGTTCTTGGACAGCTAAGTTCAACAACACCTACTGCTATTGCAGCCTCAGGTGCAGTGGGCACAGGTACAACATTTGCACGTTCCGATCACACTCATTCAGGCGTAACATCAATCACTGGTACTTCTAACCAAGTCACTGCCAGTGCATCAGCAGGTGCTGTGACCTTGAGTTTGCCGCAAAGCATTGCAACCAGTTCAGCAGTACAGTTTGGTAGCTTGACAGTCACAACTGGCAACATCACACTGGGCAACATCATCAATGGTGGTGCTAACCTTGCTGGTAATATTGGATCAGCAACTGGCTATTTCAACACTGTTTTTGCCAAAGCCACATCAGCACAGTATGCTGACTTGGCAGAAACATACAGAGCTGACGCCGAATACCTACCAGGCACTGTGGTCAGCTTTGGCGGGGAATTTGAAGTCACACTTACTGTTGGACAAAATTGTTCTAGAGTAGCTGGTGTTATTTCAACCAATCCAGCGCATGTCATGAACGCAGGCTTAGAATTTGATAACACAGCAGTGGTGGCTCTCACTGGGCGTGTGCCAACATCAGTTGTGGGTACTGTGAGAAAAGGTGACATGATGGTATCAGCAGGCCACGGTCGAGCACAAGCTTGTGCAACACCAGCTGTGGGCACTGTGATTGGTAAATCACTGGAAAACTTTGATGGCGCAGAAGGTGTTATCGAAGTTGTGGTTGGTAGATTATAAGGACACACAATGAGTTATGTAGGCAATTCACCTAACATTGGTCAGTACAGAAAAATAGACACGTTGATCTTTGACGGGGTAGAAACCACTTTCAATATAACTGTGGGCGGCACCAGTTTTAATCCGCCCACAGCCTATGCCATGATGGTGAGTTTGAACAATGTAATTCTCAATCCTGGTGTTGGATTCAGTATCACTGGATCCACTATAAGTTTTCCCACAGCCCCAGCGGTGCACACACCGTTTTTTGGTTTAATATTTGGCGATACACTATATACTGGCACACCAAGCGACAACACAGTTGGTACCAGCAAAATAGTTGATGCCAGCATCACTTATGCAAAGTTTGGACAAGATACACAAGCCCGTTTGACAGCAGGTCAAATTATATTTGGAGTTTAAAAGATGGCAAGAAAAAGACTATACGAGTATTCGTTTACACCTGGTACAGGTGGCCTGGGCACTGTCAAGGTTCCCGATAGGTACAATCTAGCGGATATATTGGCCATTTATGATACAACAGTAAACGTTGCTATCTATAACTTTGCTGACAATACCATGGGCGGCACAGTGTCATGGGCTCCTGGGCCAACCGCTACTTTTCCCGCAGCGTATGCTGGTGTCACAACCATCACACTAGATCTTAATACTACCACACTCAGCGCCAATGACAAATTGGCTATCTACATCGAAGATCGTGCCTTGACAGTAGAACCCTGGGCATTTGGCGAAGATGCTATTGGTCGTAACAGAATTTCAAATCCCGAAGCTCTTATTGACGCTGACTTTGAATACGGTTTACAAAATACCAAATGGCAAAACGTCAGCACCAACAACAATATTCCTGGCTTCTATGAAGATATTGGCGGAGATATTGTTTACAACACCAATGGATATTTAAGTTTGTTGGCAGGTGATGACCTAATTACATCCAACGTTGATACCAGTGTCAAGTTACAAAACCCTGGAACCCCGGCCTGGATTGCAAATGATTATGCTCTAGTTATCAGTCAAACTCAAGGCAATGTAACACCTTTTGTGAGTGCTTATCTCACAGCCAATGTCAACAGTTCTGCTGAAAGAACATTTACAGTTAACAGTACAACTGGTATCACTGCACTTGACAATGTGTTGATCATCAATCGCCCAATCAGTGGTGGTACCACACTGGCCACAGCCAATATTACCAGCACAGCAACAACCACAGTCAACGTGGCCAACGTTGCGGCCGCACCGTTAATTGTGGACGGCAGTTATATTATTGTAGAAACTGACACTTCGGGTGTGTATGAAACCATGGCAGTAACTAACGTAACAGCCAATACACTCACAGTTACTAGACAAACCAACAACACCAATGGTGCCGGAGCCAACATTACCATTGGAAGAAACGTTTATCCTGTAAGCACACTGGAAATTGCTCAAGTGCAAGAAGTTACAGATAGCACCACTTTGCAACTGCAACGTGGTTGGTATAACATTCCTGCTGCCAATACTTTCTACAGCGGCAGCGTTATTCAGCGTCTCAGTGCCAACGTAGAATTGGTCAAACAAACAGTGGTAAGCACCTTGGTCAATGGTACTCAAACCATCACTCGTGGTCAGTTTAATACCACTGCATTGACTGCAGCCGGTGCTGGATCACCGTTTGTACGCATGACTGGTATGTTCTATGCCAGCGGAAGCAATGCTCTAAGTGAAATTGGTGTCAACCAAAGTGACACTCCAGTTGTTACTGGATCATACGTCAGCAATCAAAATACAGCTTCGTCAAATGCCGAAGGTGTGTCATTGGTATCTTTGAGTGAGGACAACAATTTCTTCTATTATCCTCGACGCACTCCTAGCCTAGCAGCTGGATACCCAATTAATCAATATGATTCTATCATACGGCAGGCCTTTCCTTACACTGGTGCAGATTTGGACATTGCGTCAATCACTAGCGATGGTGCCGATCCCAGTACTATTACTGTGACCACAGTCTATGCTCATGGTCTAGTACCAGGAACTCCAATTTTGGTAAATCTCAGTGCTGGCACCAACCAAGCCTACGGCGACGGTAGTTTTATTATTATTAGTATACCTAGCACAACAACCTTTACATATCAAGCCAAGACAGGCGCAGCAGTTTCAGGATCGTTGGCTGGCATAATAAATGTACGGTCAAATGCAGTGTTCTTGCCAAGATCATTTGATGGTGGTGTGGTGTTAGGCCCAGGCACACCCACACGAGGCGCCAGCGCCATACGTCAGACTAAAAAATATTTCCGTTACCAGTCTGGTAAAGGTATCTTGTTCTCATCTGGTACTATGTTAAAACCAACGTTTGATATCAGTGCTTTGAGCGCAGCCGGCACAACTGTCAACAGCAATATCACAGTAACAACTGATCTAGAACACGGGCTAAACGCTGGTGCTACTATAACCATAAGTGGGGTGACCACAAGCGGATACGATGACACGGGTTACATAGTTACAACCATTGTCAGCGATACCAGCTTTGTTGTACAAGCTCAAAATGTACTGGGTAGTGCATCACCAGAATTGGGACAGCAACCTAGAATTGCAATCACAGCCTGGCATGGATCTAGTATTCGCGCTGGTATTTTTGATGATCAGAACGGCTTGTTCTGGGAATCAGATGGTATATCATTGAATGCTGTGCAACGAACCAGTACATTCCAACTTGCTGGCCTGGCCAGTGTAGGTGTGGGCTCAAACTTGGTAACTGGTGATGGTAATGGCCGATTCCAAGACCAACTCAACAACGGTGATGTAATTGTGATCAAGGGCATGACTCACAGTGTTACCAGCATAACCAATAACAATCGCATGACTGTGGTACCAACATTCCGTGGGGTATCTAATCAAACTCGAGTTAAACTGACCTTGCGTAACGAAATTAGAGTTCGCCAGGATGATTTCAACATTGACACCATAGATGGTACTGGACCCAGCGGATACACCATTGACACCAATAAAATGCAGATGTTGGGAATTGAGTATTCATGGTACGGTGCTGGTTATGTAACATGGATGGTGCGTGGTCAAGATGGTCGTTTTATTCACGCACATCGCAGACCCAACAACAACTTGAACAATGAAGCATACATGCGTTCTGGTAACTTGCCAGCACGATACGAAGCCATTAACGAAACTGCAACCAGCAGTTTAAATGGTTCCATTGATTCAAGTCAAACCACAATCACACTGCGTGATGCAACTGATTACCCTGATGCGTCTGTGACTTATCCTGTGTTTGTGATGATTGACAGCGAAATTATCAAGTACAGTGGCAAAACTGGCAATGACCTAACTGGTGTTACCCGGGGTGCTACCTTTACGCAATGGGTTGAAGGTGCAAGCCGCAGTTTCACATCCAGCGCAGCCACTAGCCATACAGACAACACTGGTGTAATATTGATTAGTAATACTTGTACGCCACTGGTTAACCACTGGGGTAGTTCAGTAATCATGGATGGTAATTTTGATGGTGACGAAGGCTACCAGTTTACCTATAATCGCACCAACTATGGTTTGCCTGCTGTGATTGGTAACAGACAAGTTGCATTTGCTATGCGCCTGGCTCCCAGCGTGAGCAATGGTATCATTGGAGATCTGGGTGTGCGTGACTTGATCAACCGTGCTCAGTTAACACTGACCAGTTTGAATTTTCAAGTAAGTGCTGGACGATATCTAGTTGAAGGTATTTTGAATCCCAACAACATTGACTCAGCCAACACTTCTTGGCAAGGACTCAACAACTTGGGTGGTGGATTCCAGCCTAGTTTTAGCCAGTTTTCAGTGGCACCGACATTTACTAGTCAGGCAACTGGTGGTTTAACTGGTGCTCCGTTTAATACCACAGGTGGTCTGAGCAGAAGTGGTGTTAAAATTGCCAGCAGTAGCTCAAAAGTATATGCAAACTTAACACCAGTCAACGTGTCAAGTTCAGGTTCGGGTGCAAACGTAACAGTGAGTTTGACTGCGGCTGGTACCACATACACCACAACTACTACTTCTATTGCAATACAGGCATCTGGTACTGGGTATGCAGTGGGCGATACTATCAAGATTCTTGGTAATACGTTAGGCGGGTCAACCACAACCAATGACTTGACACTAACAATTCAAGCTATTACTGCTGATATTACTGGTGGTGAACGACTGTTTGCTATTCCAGTTAGTTCCACAAACCAAGGTGTGTTGGATTTGAGTTCAGTCAAACAAATTGGTACCAGTACTGTGCCTGGTACAGGAACTTACCCTAACGGGCCTGAAGTGTTGGCTGTGCAGATCACTGCACTGTCAACGGTGTCAAATCCAGTGGGAGAAATTCAGCTCAGCTTCCAAGAAAGCCAGGCTTAACGATCAGTGCCAGCGGCAAGATACCGTTCTACGGTTTCAATCTTGCCCTGCACTGCTTCAATATTCACAGTGTTCCATAAACCTGGATGCATGGGCTTGGGCCATGTGCCAGCATCAATCCATGCATAGCCCAGGTGTTCGTGATTGAGTTCAGGACAAAATTCGTGCTCAGTGGCACACACCCATGTGTTGTATTCAAACTGTCCGTCGGCACTGGTAAACTTCTCCAATGGCACTAAACGTTGATATTCAGGAAAAAATCCCAGTTCTTCAGTGCATTCGCGCTCCATACCACCCAGCAAAGTTTCGCCAGTTTCTACTTTGCCACCTGGCAGTCCCCAGGCACCGGGGTGTTTGTTGTCGTTACGCAAGAGATACAGGTAACGACCAGTAGTGCTGGCCCTAAACCAAACACCCACTGCTCTTACAGCACTAGAATCCATTGACCTCCAGGATAGAGGCCCTGATAACTTTTGATCCATGTTTCACCAGTCCACATATATTGTACACCAGTAGTTATGTTTGTGACATACTGAATACTAGATTGTGCGCTGGCATCAAATTTCACACGCCAATAACCATTTTGGTATTCAATTATGTCGTTGGCGCTAGCCACCAATGGCCGCCCGTTGGCTCCAACCCAGGCTTCAGCAGGCCCTTCATTGCCCAGTGCTCCAGTGCCTTCAGTAAGCAAATAGCGTTGACCATCTAGTGCACTGTCAAGTCCATTGAGAGGACCACTCAGTAGTGGGTTGACCACAGCATCTACGGGATCCAGCGTATTTTGTGGCACTGTGTCAATATCCACATCATACAACACAAATCGGTCATCGTTGGGATCTAGTGTAATGGTACCAATTACTTCGGTATCATCAGGCTGAATCAGTCTAATCTGACTGACCCCAGGACGTAGAACGCCATACACGCCAATCACAGCAGGCCATAACAAGTTACTGTCACTCACAATGTCTGGAGGTACAAGGCTGCTGTTGGGTTGATCAACAATAGACGGATCACGCAATATTTGTATTTTGTTTCCAATCAAAACAACTTGATAACTGTATGGAGTGAATATCTGTCGTGTGCCCAGCAACAAATCACTGTCAGTGATTGCATTGTTGGCATCACCTTGAGAATCATACACGCTGGCAATGATTCGTTCAATCACGCCCAGTTTCTTGACCTTAGCTGGTGGACTAATCCAAATTGGCAATGCAAACTTCATGGTGCAAATGTCAATGGGACTTTCTGTGCCTTGCGGAATTGTTCTAGAAGTCCACTGAGTGCTTTCTAATTCAACCACAGTCAAACTGGTCCAGTCAATGTAGTTGTCTGTGCTTTGCACTTCCAATGACGGATTGAACAAGGTCACAATCTGTTCAATCAACTGTAATTTTTGGTTGGTATTTGATGTCCAAAGATCAAGTGTGACTGTGAGTTTGTAAGG